TTGCTGCGTCTTTTAGTGTTCGGCGCAAGGGCGAATCGTCCGCAAATATGCGAACAAATGCGCCCCCTGCCTCAATGCCTTGCTTGGATGCCATAGCGGCCCCGCGTTAGCTGATTACCGTCTTGTAACTAATCAAAACGTCGATATGCGTTGCGGTCGCCAGGTCGCTACCATCCTTGATAATGGTGATAGCCGTATTGGCGTCGTTTGGCACAAATGATGCGCCATCGGCCAGGATAACACCGTTGGTCGCCGTACCGATTCGCAGCAGCGTTGACTGGGTGAGTCCAGCTACCTTGGCGTCCATGAGCTTAACCACGCTGGCCGACTGAGTGCCGCGCACCATAACGCCGGTTGCAGTTGCTGCGTTGCCGCCAATCGCAATCAGGGCAAGGTCTGTTAGCTGATACTGAACACCTGCAATCGCTGGCAACAAGGTAAACCCTGCGTTGACCTGGGCGGTTGTGACTCGGAAACGCTTTTGCTGCACGCCCTGTTCGCCTGCGCCGGTCAGATAAACCACTACAGACGCGTCGCCGCTGACTACGCTTTCCACACAGTAGCCGACAAAACTGCCCGAGGTTTCCGTTACGGTCGCCGCGCCGCTGCCGGCTGTGCCGCTGACTGGATCGCCGGTTGGATTCCAGAATACCTTAGCGCCGCGAGTAATAGCGCCGGTAATCTTTGGCAGCTTGACTGTGCCATTGACTACTAGCGATCCGCGCTCACTGGCTGCGAGGTCGGTTGCTACTACGCCTAAAATACCTCCAACTCGGGCTACGTCACCCGCTGCCGCTGCGCTGCTTGGCACATAGGGCAAAATGTCTGTAACTGTCTTTACTTCTGCTTGGCTCATCCTTTGGGTTTCCTTTTCTTAAACTGCTCTACTGCCTGTTTCCAGCTAACATTTGACTCACCTAGCGGCTTGTAAAAATCGCTCGGCTTAATTGTTTTGCCGCCTTTGCGTTTGTGTACGTTATACACTGCTGCGGCTATTGTACCCGCCCTAGCCCATTCTGCCTTGCGCCTACTGCCTACCATGAGCAGCAACTCGCCCAGCGTCAGGTCAGTTGGGTCGATCCCGATTTCTCCTGCACACTCAATAGCGAGTCTGTACCCGTCAATTGGTTTGCTATGTCCTCGTAGCTTTCCTCTAGTGCCACTTTGGCCTGCTTCCTCATCAGGCTCAGCACTTTGTATCGGCCTGCCTGGCTCTTGATAAAATTTAGGATTTCATCAAGTAGCGCCTCCCTGGCTGCGTCTATAACTTCGCCGGCTAGTACGTCCTCTAGTTGCTCTTTGCTGCGATCTGCATGTTGCTTTCGAGCAGCTGCCCAAACCAAATCGCAGACCAGCACAGGGTTGGTAAACAGGGCTGGAAACCAGACCTCAATAAGTCCTGGGTTTAGTCGCTGCTCATTGCCCTCGGCATCGAGGTATGGCAATCCTTGGCAGTCTCGGCAGACGCCTACCGTCCAGCGCAGATGCCACGTTTTCTGTCCATCGCTAAAAGTCATCATGGGGGCGCCGTTCCCGTTGCTACTGCCACAGCGTTGGCCACCGCTGCTGGAACGTAGGTTGCGTCTACGGTGATGGCATCCTCCAGCGGCTGCGATTCTGTCCAGCTACTAAAGAATCCCAAAATACGCCAGCCATCGCTAGTGGCTACTGTTTGCAGCCCGTCCAGAATTAGTAAATCCAAATTTACTCGGGTCTGCGCTGCGGTCTCCAGTGCCAAAAAATCTGCGTCGTCTTTGTCTTTGTGGAACCGAAAATCTACGCTGATGTCGGTTAGCGCTGGCAATTGTAATCTGTAGTTGCTGTCGCGGTTGGACGCGTCAAACGTGCTGTTTTCCAGGTTAACAGTCACCTCAATCGTTGGGTTAACCAGCGCCCACGTTGGCGATCCATAGGTAGCCGTGTTGCGGTATACCTTGCAGTCTATGCCTTTTAGCACTGCCATATTTTGCGATCCTTACTTAAATGCGTTTTTAAATAACTCAGGTACTTTTGCTGCGTTTTTGTCTAAGGCTGGGTTCATGTAGGGGTGCGGTTTATAGTCGGCTTTTACGGCTTGCTTTCTGCCGCGTACCATTCTCATCGTTGTTCTGGCCCCGCCGTATTCCAGCGTTCCAGGTGCTTTGGTGTTGCTTAGCTTGATTGGCCCGATAGTCACGCTCTCGGCTTTGTCTACGACAAAAAACAAAAACTTTTTTAACTGCCCTTTTACCTCTCTAGGCGGCTGCCCTTCCTCGGCTGGCCGCTTTCGTTTTTTCATGCTTCGCTTGGCATCGCTGCGAACAAACGCGCCGGCTTTTACCAGCGCTCGCCTAGTGCCTTTGTCCTTGGCTGACAGCACAGGCCGCGAGTTAAACTGCACCTTTGCCAAATCGAGCCTCAGGTTAATCATCGGCAGCCACGCAGCAGCTTACGGCCAAATAAACGCACCCGCTTAACTGGCTTGCTAACCAACTGACGCACTGGCTGGCTAACTACCACCGCTGCGGCTGGTGCCGGCTTTTGGGGCATCTGGCATTGGCCGTTAGGGCAATCCTGTGCAAGTGCTAGGGTTAAAATCATGGTTGCAATCATGCTACTGCGCTCTCCTCGGTAAAATCGATTTCTCGCGGCTTGACGTCGGTCATATCGCTCAGGCCAACGAAGGTCGTAAATCTTGATTCCAGCATCTGGCGTACAGCGTTAGGGGCCACATAGGCCCATCCACTCATGCCCCAGCGTTTTGACCAGCTGTTGTGCAATAAATACCAATATCCGTCGCCGCTGCTGACGCCCACAGCTGCATCTGGTAAATAGCCACCTAGTACAACTGCATGGCCGCCACCACCTGGCCTGAATGACTTGATACAACCACGGCTGTCTGGCGTCATAGCCTGGCCCCAGGCGATCCCGATGTTGATTAACCCAGCTCCTGCGGCTAGCCAGGTCTTAGCCTGTGGCTCGGTTTCGATAAACTGCGCTGTGGCGATCTTGAATTTTGTCGCTGCGTCCCAGGCTGCACTGCTCATGCTTTGCCAGCCACCGCGGGGGTAAACCGCTGGCACTGGGTAGGGCAGGATGTTTTCTGGGCAAATACCGTAGTCTTTGGCTAACCTGGCGCCACCGTGTAACGTGCTGCCGTTATCGCCAATAATGCCATCGAGGCGCTGCGATCCCAGGTAAGCAAATAGCCGGCTCAGTTGTAGGTAATGGCCTTTAGTCGCCAGATAGTGGCACCACTCTAAGCAACTCGATAGGCTGTGGCCCTGGCAGCTGCCTATGCTGCCCTGATCCTCTGTAACCAAAATTGGCCGCGGGTCTACGCGCTCTGGCTCGGTACTCATTTTAAGCAAAAACGCTGGCGATTGCTCAATAATTGCGTCGCGGTTTTCGAGGTCTAATCTGTAGCCGTAGCTATCGTCCATAAACGCCCCTAAACTGCTGCCCGAGGTCGCGTAGTACGGTAACGTCTGATTTCTTTAGCTCGCCGTTGCTTAGGTTGTTTTCAAGGTACTGGTCAATGCCAATGGCTGCCTCTTTGCGCGCTTGGGCAGTCACTGGTTGCAAAAACTCTAGCAGCTCTGCATCGGTTTTGATTACACCATTCTCCACTGCGGCTGCTGCTTCAATAAACGCACCACTCATGCCAATTGCGTAATCCTTCAAAAACCGGCTTGCGGTCGTTTCTACCTTTGGCTGGCCGCGCTGGCAGCCTAGCACTAGACCGAACGACAATAGCGAGGTCAGCATTAGCAAATCAAAAATAAGTTGGGCGCGGTTATTGCTGATTAACACGGTCGATAATCCTTGACGCAATAGCCAAAAACACTTCGCGCAGCATGGCATCCAGTTGCGCTTCAATCAGGATGTTAGGAATGCCTGGGATGTCTAGTGGCCCAATGTAGTCGTCGTACACCTGGCCCAGCATCTCTAGGATTTTCTCTTTAGGCAAATCGCCAATGAACGCCACTAGCTGGCCCAGTTTGTCTAGTAGGCGGTCAATGACGCCTAGCTTGTTCATTAGGCCGCCACTCATGGGGATACCAGCGGTCAGCGTCGTTTCTAGTTCCTCGATACTCTCGATCATGCTAGCTCCTCGTAACTCGCTCGTAACACACTTGAAAACTGGCTGTAATTTCGCCACCTATCCTCGCTGATAGGTACTGGCCACTCTACCTCAATAGCTCGCCAGCCCTCGGGCGGGTCGTCCATCAGGTTTTTCTGTATCAACTCCACATCACCCAGCCACAGCTCGGCATCGTCGTCCCAGGTCGCTGTATCTGTTCCAAGTGGGGCAAAAAACGCAACAAAAACGGCCATGGTTTTGGGGGTGTTGCTGCGGTTTCTAAACCCAATTGTTGCGTCGGCTGGCGTTACCAAAATCTTAGGTGCGGTCAGTTCGGCGCGGTCTATCGTCGGTATGTTGGCTACGATGGTTTCGTAACCAGTCAAACCGTTGATCTGTGTCTTAATCTTGTTTCTCAGGCCAAACCAGACGCTGGTCATATCGCGCCGGCTCCTGTCTCAATGCTGTGTATTCTCAAGGTCTTTTGCTGGCGATCATGCCAGCGCCAGGCAGCCTCACCCCCGATCTGTACCACCGTGTACTGGATCGCTGATGCGCCGCTGCCGGCCTGTATCCTGTCGCCAGGTAGCGGGCGCGTCCCTGCACCCAGTCCGGCTTCCAAATCTGCTACATCTATCAACCAATCCACTTGCCTACCAGTTAACAAAACACCGTCGCCGGTATCGGTCTCAAATCTGGTTTCAGCGCTGGTAGCTGTAACGATGACGGTATCACCATCCTGGGCATACACCACAGTTTGCCCTAAATAGCTTTTCCGCTGCGTTCGCAGCCACTCAGCGCCGTTGGCAAGTAAATCCACTATGCTGCGCCTTTGCTCTTAACCCCAGCTCGCTTTTCCATCAGGTTAACACCGAAGTCGTGATAGCCTCGCATGGAAATACCAAGTAGATCAAAATCAGCGTCGGCCATTTCCACGGTCGGGGTTTCCACGCCATTGAGGAAAACAACTTCGATGGTTGCCATTTCAGCTGGGCTAGCCAGCAGATACCAGGCGGTTGTGCTGTAGCCTGTGTACGTGCTGTTGCTTAGGTACGGGGTCGAAACCGGAATGAATCGGTTAGCAAACACGTTAGCGTTTGGTACTCGCTCAGTCGTTGCAGCTCCGCCAGTATTGTTGTTAGTCGAAACAAACAACTCACGGGCAATGCTGTCCAGTTCTGGCGGTACTAGCAGAATGCGTGGCATGATGCCCAACGGCTCACCGTCTGGGTCAGTCTGTTTCATAAACTTTTCAACACCCTGGCGCAGACCTTCACTTGCAAGGTTAGTTGTCGCGCCGCTGATGTAGTTGTTGTTGCCCGAGGCGAAAAACGATGAGTTGTCCATAAACTCAGTCCAGAACACTTTGTTGAGCTTAGTTGCAGCTCCACGGCCCAAACGCTGACGAACGCGATTAAATGCGCCCATGTCGTCGTTGATAATGTCGCGTCGGTCGATGCCCATAAACTTGGCATAGGTGTCGGCCTGGTTGGTGTACTGCACCTCGTTTAGCGTACCGTGTTTGATTCGCTCACCGCGGCCCAGCTTTTCATAGTCAACGTCGCCTACTAGGCTATACGTTTCCATCTGCTTGAAGTCGCTAACTGGGCTAATGAGGGCGATCTGTCGCCAAGCGTTATCGACTGCGTTAAAGGCGTCCATAATCATCTTGTTAGCGACGTTGGACAAAATGCCCGATACGTCGTAGGTCGATACACCGCTTGCGGCTTCGACTGGGGCAAATGCTGCTCTGAGCAGACTCTTAACGTCTTTGTTGCTTTCACCCGTCCAGCCATTGCTGCGGGCTGCCATGCGCAAAAACTCGGTAACGGTCAAACCGCGCTTCCAGTTTTCTCGAGCAGCTTCCAGCGCCTGCGGCTTGTAGTATTTTTCGCTGTCGAATGCGCTGCCCATAGCCAATGCTAGGCCGGCCTCGATGACTTCACCGGTCAGCTTTTGGCCGCTGCTGCGACGGATGTTCACACCGCGGCTACTGCGTACCAGACCCAGCTCAAATTGCTGTGCGTCAGTTTTGTTATCGAGGGCATGGGTTGCGGCTGCCTGAACCGTGCTGACGTCGTAGCCTAGCTCAATGTATCGCTTGCTGATGTCAACAATTTCTTTCTGTCGCTGTTTTTCCATTTTGATCTGGTCAAACAGTCCCTGAACGTCTGCCGAGTCTGTGCTTTCTGTTCTATCTTCCATTTTCTCAGTTTCCTCTCTTTGCGCGGCCACCGTTGCTTTGGTTGTGCGGTCTGCGCCTAGTGTCACAAAACTTACCTCGTACAACTCACCACCTCGCACAACGTATGCGGGGCCGTTTACTCTCGATCCATTTACCATGGCTGTTT